ACCAGCCGAGGCCATTGCCATCTCGTAGCTCGCCTCGTCATTGTAGTTGCCCGAATACTCGATCGAGGTGATCTGGAACGGTCCCTCGATGATACCAAAGCTCGGGATCACCACCTGGAATTCCGGGATCTCGCCGGTGAAGAACACCTGGCGCGCGCGCTCGTCCGTGTTCTCGTCGCGGAACACACCCGACCCCGAGATCGCCGCCGACTTCACCCCGGCACCCGCCAAAAGCTCGCGCCACCCGCCCTGGCTTTCCAGGCTGGTGACATCCACCGATTCCGTGTTGAAGCTGATCCGTGTGGCCCGAAGCCCGGCGATGGTGACGAACTGGCCGTCCCCCGTCTGGTCGATCTTGATCAGCAGATCCCTGCCGCTTTGCACAGCCATGTTCGCTCTCCGTTAGAAAGGTGTAAGGGGGGCGTCAGAGTTGAATCCGCGCCCGGAAAGTCAGATCGATCCGCCGGATTTCCCCCTCTTCGATCCGCCGGGCAGTGGCCCGCAGGAACAGAAGGTTAACCAGCGTCCCCCGCGCCAGCGTCAGGGGCGCACCGATCAGCGCGTCCGAGATGTTCGCGGCGATCGTCTTGATCGACAGGAACCCGGTCGCGTCGGTGATCACGCTGATCACCATCTGATGCTCGGCCCCCGCGCCGGACTTGTCGGACTGGTCGCGCGCCTCCTCGGGGCCGATCAGCACGAAGGTCCCCGTCACATTCGGTGGCACCGCGTCATAGATCGCCGCCCCCGTCAGCGCGGGCCAGCCCGCCAGCCGCTGGTATACCGCCGTCTGCAAGGCGGGTGCTGCACTGTAGCTCATTTCGGCACCTCCTCTCGGGCGAAACAGGTAAGGTAACGGCCGAACTGGTCGCGTTCCGTCACCGCCTGGATCAGGAACAGCCGCGTTCCTTCCCGGAACCGCTGCCCGGCCGTGGGGCGGGACGGCGACCCCGTTGGTGCGCCTCGAACCGTGATCCGGTAGGGCACCGCCGACAGCATCCGTTCCTCGCCCAAGGTGTCGCTGCCGGACCCCGGCAGAACCTCGGCCCACAAAGTGCCCAGCGCCGTCCAGGCCTCGGTAAAGCCCCCTGCGCCATCCGGGGTCCGCTCGACCCCCTCCAGCACCAGCGCCCGGTTCAGATGGGGCGCGTTCATGTCTTGCCCCCGCCCAAGATGCGCACGGTCCGCCAGCGCTCGATCAGGGTCACGACGCCAAACGGCAGCCCGGCTGCCTGGGCAGCGTCATCATGGCGATGCTCGTAATATTCTCCCGCAAGCAGCAGCACCGCCTGACGCAGATCGACCGGGATATCCGTCCAGGCCGTGCCAAAACCTGCATCGAAGACGACCTTCACCAACCCTTCGCTCGGGATCGTGGGCAGCGACGCCCCCTTCCCAGCCAGCCGCGGCCGATGCAAGTCAGGGATAAGCCGGTAGGCGCCCGCCGGCATCACCACCTCGCCCGCCTCAGCATCGACCAGCGTGACGCTGACCACGTCGACGACCGGAGCCACGGGCAAAGCCTGTTCCGCGTCGCGCCAGCACTCCAGAACCCAAAGGAACCGGCGCTGGAACAACATCTTGCCGATCCTGCCCTCGATCGCCGCCATGGCAGCGCGAAGATAGGCTTCGATCAGACCGTCCTGCAGCCCGTCATCGGCAAAGCCGGATCCCATCCGCAGATGGTCCTTCATCTCTTCCACCGGCAGCGCCAAGGACGGCACCGGGGTTTCTTCGGTCAACATCATGATCTGATCTCCGCCAGCGGCCGGGTCATTGGGGCAGGTGCGGCCCGGCCCCGCGACGGGACCGGGCCAGGCTCATCAGGAAACCGCAACCTTCAGCAACTTGATCGCCGCATAGTCGGTGATGTCGCCGCCCACGCGCTTGCTGGCGTAGAACAGGACGTTCGGCTTAGCCGAGAACGGGTCACGCAGGATCCGCAGGTCAGGCCGTTCGGCGATGGTGTAGCCGGCGCGGAAGTCTCCGAACGCGATCGGATAGCTGTTGGCCGCAATGTCGGGCATATCTTCCAGGATCACCACCTTGTAGCCCATCAGCGTCGACGGCTGGCCCGAAGCGAAGCTGTCCATCCACATGAACCGCCCGGTGGAGTCCTTGATCTTGCGGACCGCACCAGCCGTGCGCGAGTTCATCACGAAGGTCGCATTGCCGCGATAGTCCGCCGCAAGCGAATAGATCAGCGTCACGATGCAGTCGATCGGGTTGGTCGCCGAAAAGTCCGTGGCGAACCCGGTCGGGATGTAGCCAAGGCTACCCCAGGTCCAGGACGCGTTCGCAATCTTGGTCGGCAGCATGATGCCTTTCGGCTGGTCGACGCCGGTGCCGTTGATGAAGGCACCCGCTTCGGCGCGGATGAACCGGGTGGCGATCTTCTGGCTCAGCCAGCCTTCCACGTCGAACGCCGCATCGTCCAAGAGCCGCTGGCTCGCCTTCGGCATGGCCGAAAGGTCGTGCAGCTTGATCGAGATGCGGTTGATGTTCGGCGTCGTGGATTCGGTCACCGCCGCCGCTTCGGTCTGCCAGGCCGACCCGACATCGGTGTTGTCGACGATCACGTCATAGGTCGTGGCGTCGATCTGCACCACATTGCTCAGGGCCCGCATCGAGCTGTTGCTCGACAGCATCGACGCGATGCCCTCTGACATCTGCGGGTTCAGAAGGAAGCCGCCGTCGGCATTGACGGCGGTGGACAGCGCCTTGCCTTCAAGGTTCAGCCCGCGCAGGCCATCATCGTCGCCAGTGCGCAAATAGGCCGCCATCGCCTTCTGGTGCGGGGCCTCGACCTCCGCGCGGGCCGAAAGTGCGGGGCGGCCATAGGCCATCGTCTTTGCGTTCAGCATGGTCAGTCGCTCTTCCTGATGTTTCAGCGTTGATTTCACGTCGTCCTGAAAGCGTTTGAATTCGTTCAGGAACCCAGTCATGGCTGCCTTCGCCTCTGCGGCCGGAGTCTGGTTGGTCAAAGTTTGGGCGGGGGACAAACCTTCCCCGGCCCGAGCCTTCGTCTCGGTCATCTCATCTTCCTTCTCTTCAGTTGGGACGCCGCGCTATCGCTCGGCCAGACTGCGGCGCGCGTCCTCGAAGACCGCCGCCATGTCGCGCCAGTCATCGTCCAGGACATCCGTCTTGGCCGCGACCCGCGCCTCAGGAAGCATCGGAAAGGTCACCAGCGAGACCTCCCAAAGCTCCAGCTCCGACAACAGGCGCTTGCCCTTGCCGTCACGTTCCGCCTTGACCGTGCGGTAGCCGATCGAGAGCCCGTCAATGGCCCCCGCCTGGACCAGCGCCGCCACCTCGCGCCCCCGTTCCACCTCGGTCAGGATGCGCCCTTTGACCCAAAGGCCCGTGGCATCTTCCTTCACCTCGTCCCAGACGCCGATCGGCTGGCCCGGATCGTGCTGCCACAGCATCTTGACCCGACCACCGCGACCAGCCAGCCGCTTCAGGCTCGCCGCATAAGCGCCCTTCTGCACGATGTCGCCCCCCTGGTCGGTCTTGCCGAAGAGGGACGCATAGCCCTCGACCACATGGCCTTCCGTCACCACAAGGCTCGCTTCGGCCTGCTGGAACTTGCGCTCCGGTGCCCCATATTCTGTCATCGCCTCACCTCATCGCTGCCTGGATGACCGTCTCGGCCATCTGCGCCAACAGGAACGCCGCCACACCGTAGACGCCGACCCAGATCCGTTTCTCCAGCCGCTCCAGAGTCGCCTCGATCAGCCCCAACCGGTATTCCAGGCCCGACCATCGTTCGTCCGCCACGCGCTCGTTCGCCTCGATCCGCGCGGCGGCGGCGTCGAAGCTGTCATAAAGGAACCGTGACCCGCCCTCGGCCCGCCGCGCTGTCATGCCTCCTCCGCCAGCTTCGGCAGACCCAAAAGCATCCGCTTCTCCGCCGTGGTCAGGAACTCCGCCGCCGCAACCCGCGCCCATTGCTGATCGCGCTCGCTGGCCAGCGCGGGCACCTGATCCAGGTCCGGCTTCAGATCCACCGCCTCGCCCGCGAACCGCGACAGCCAGTGCGCGAGGTCCGCCATCACCTTCGTCGCCAGCGGCAGCACCGTCAGCCGATAGAAGGCCCGGTTGGCCTCCTGATAATTCGAGTAGGTCGCATCCCCCGGGATCCCCAACAGCATCGGCGGCACGCCGAAGGCAATCGCGATCTCCCGCGCCGCCGCTTCCTTGGTCTTCTGGAACTCCATGTCCGAAGGCGAGAACCCCATCGGTTTCCAGTCCAGGCCCCCTTCCAGCAGCATCGGTCGCCCCGCATTGCGGGCCCCCTGATGATGCGCCTCCATCTCGCTGACCAGCCGGTCGTACTGGTCCGACGACAGTCCGGCCCCCCCGTCCGCGCCCTTGTAGACGATCGCCCCCGAAGGCCGCGCCGCATTGTCCAGCAGAGCCTTCGACCAGCTCGACGCAGAGTTGTGCACATCGACCGCCACCGCCGCCGCCTGCATCGGCGAAAAGCCGTAATGGTCGTCCTGCGGGTGAAAGGTCTTCAGATGGCAGATCGGGCTCAGCGGCCCCGTCACGTCATAGCGATGCGTCCGCCCGCTAACGGTGTAGTCATAGGCAACCGGCCAGCCGTCCGCCCCCGGCACCAGGTTCATCCGGTCCGACCGCAGCACATGCAACTCGCCCGGTACCGCGTCAACACCCGGCACCGCCTCGACATAGGCATTCCCTGCCAGCAGGAGATACCCATAGACCGCCTCCAGAAACTCCGCCCGGCCCTGAGCGCCATTCGGGCGGCTGATCAGGTCCAGCACCGGATGGGCCTCGAACCGCTCCATCGCAGTCTGGCACACCAGCGGCAACGCTGCCGCAGCTTCCGCGATCAGCCGCACCACGCGGAAGCCGACCGGGTTCCCCTGAAATCCGGTCCGGATCAGGCTGCCGACATCGCGCGGGCTCCAGGCCACGCGACCCGCATTGCCCCAGGCGATCACCCGGCCGACCGCACTGGCCTTGCGTTCCGGAACCGCCTCTGCCGGCGCCTTCCGCAGAAAATCGAACACCATCTCGCGCTCCTTCATGCCCCGGGCAGCGCCGGACCTGTCCCGGGCTGCCTGATGCGCCCGGCCATATGACCGCCTATTGCCGTAGATCGTCTAAAGCGACCGAACGCTGGGTCGCCCGACCTGCAACGCCCCCAGCATCAGGTCGGTCAACGCCCAGACCAGCGCATCCAGCCGGTCAGGCGAGCCCGACCCCTGCCAGCCCACCGCCGTCATCTTGCCCATCTGCTCTTCCAACGCCCCAAGGCCCCGGACATGGCGCACCCGACCCTGCTCGTACAAGGCCGCCACCGGCTCGGCGCGCAGCATCTTCGACCGCGTCGCGTGGACGCCCCGATACGGCACCAGCGGGTCGATCATCCGCACCAGCCGCTCCACCAGGTCGCCGCCCTGGTTGACCTCGGCCACCAGCCGATCGGCCCCATGCCGCTCCATCGCCGCCAGCGCCGCCCGCGCCCAGCCTTCCGGGGTCGCCCCCTTGACCGAGGCATCCTCCAGCACCACCGCGCGCCAGTCTTTCGGCTCGCCCCGCGTGTCCGCGCCGACGACGATGATCCCGCACGCGTCGCTCGACTTCATCGACGTCACCGGCGGGTCGACCGCCACTACCACCCGGTTGAACACCGGCACCTCATTCACCCGCGCCGCCTCAAGCATGGCAGATGACCACAAGGCCCCGTCCGCCTCCTCGATCAGGACGCCATCAAGCTCCTGCCGCCCGAACTTCGTCCCGCCATAGCGCGCCTGCACCTCGGCCAGGAAACTCTCTGCCAGGTAGGCCCGGTTCGCTTCGGTCGGCGCGTGCGTCACCACCGACGACGGATTCTTCAGGATCGCCTTCAGCACACCCACATTGCGCGGAGTCGTCGTGACCACCGCCTGCGGGTTCCGCCCCAGCCGCAGCGCGAACTGCAACTGGTCCCAGGCCTCTGACCCCTTCTTCCACTTGCCCAGCTCATCCGCCCAGGCCGCGTCGAACTGCGGTCCCCGCATCGCCTCGGGCTCATGCGCCGAAAAGACCTGAGCAATCGCCCCGTTCGGCCACAAAAGCTGCCCCTTCGACGCCTGCCACTGCGGCTTCCGGTCCGGGGGTGAGCAGGCCACAATTCCGCTCTCGCCCAAGACCATCACATCGCGCACCTGGTCAATCGTCTCGCCCACCAGCGCCACCCGCCGCGCCCGACCGGGATCAGACGGCCCCGCGCCCTCGACTTGGGCGCGCACCCATTCCGACCCCGCCCGCGTCTTGCCGGCACCGCGCCCGCCCATGATGACCCAGGTCTTCCAGGCCCCCCGGGGCGGCAACTGATGCGGCAGCGCCCAGAACTCGAACACCCATGGCAACGCCAGCAAGGCGTTCTGGCTCAATCCCCCCAGGAACTCATCCACCTCCTCCGGCGTTGCGGAGGCAAGCCAGGCGGCGCCCGATTTCAGCTCGGGCCTCGTCAAGGTCGAGTGCCCCCCCGGCTCCGATGTGGCCGGCGATCTGTTTGCGGAGTTGGTCAA